AGAGATTTTGAAAAGTCGTGCTGAGTATTTTAGAAAAATAACTCAAGATAGAACAGACGCAATTGATCGAGATCTTATGAAGGAACAACACCCGGACATGCCAATCAATATTGATAGGCAGTCTAGAGTTACCTTTGGTGGTAGTCGTAAAAAATAATTTTTTTGCATTACCTACCCGAGATAGCTTGGATATATAAACATAAGGAGAAAAAACAACTATGGCAAACGTAAGTGAAAAGTTCGGTCTAAGACCGTACAGAAAACTAGACGGAACACCATTAGTAGGAGCTCAAAACAGATACACGATTGCGAGTGGCTATGCGACTGCAATTTATCAAGGTGATTTAGTGGAACCACTAACATCTGGTAATATTCAGAAACATGGTGCTAACACATCAGACGCTGTTGTGGGTGTTTTCAACGGATGTTTTTACACAGATCCAACTACTCAAAAGCCTACATATAGTAATTACTATCCAGGTTCAATCGCTGCGAGTGACATCACTGCATTCATCATCGATGACCCTGACGCTGTATTTTTAATAGATGCAGATGAGGCTTTCACTAGAGCTGATTTGTTTAGAAATTATTCCGTAACAAACACTACTGGTGTTACACAAACAGGAATATCAAAAGTACAACTAGATGTTAGTGCATCTGGTACTGCTCAAACTTTCGTCATTCAGGCGATTGACATTTCGCAGGACCCAGACAATTCTGATACTAGTACAAGTAACGCAAATGTTCTTGTTAGAATCAACAATCACTTCTATAGAAGTGGTACAGGCCTATAATAGAGGAGAATAACTATGGCAATATCACGATCACAACTAGTCAAAGAACTAGAGCCAGGTTTGAATGCTTTATTCGGCCTGGAATACAGTAGATATGAAAATCAACACGCAGAGATTTTCGCTACTGAAACATCTGACAGAGCTTTTGAAGAAGAAGTAATGTTAAGCGGTTTTGCTTCTGCACCTGTAAAACAAGAAGGTGCTGGAGTAGTGTTTGATCAAGCAGGTGAATCTTTCACAGCTAGATACAATCACGAAACAATTGCATTAGCATTTTCGATCACTGAAGAAGCAATCGAGGATAACCTATACGATAGACTTGCTGGAAGATACACAAGAGCTTTAGCAAGATCTATGGCAAATACGAAGCAAGTTAAAGCTGCAAACGTATTGAACAATGCACAAGTTACAACTGTAACAGGTGGTGATGGCGAATCTTTAATCGGAAACGCTCACCCACTAGCTACAGGCGGAACTTTTTCAAATGTTCTTGCAACGGCTGCAGACCTTAACGAAACTTCATTAGAGCAGTCATTAATTGACATTGCTGGATTTGTCGATGAGAGAGGCTTAAAAATTGCTGCTCAAGGTAGAAAAATGATAATTCCAAAAGAATTACAATTTACTGCTGAGAGAATCATGAAGTCTCCAATGAGAGTCGGCACTGCAGATAATGACATTAATGCGATCAATAACATGGGTATGGTACCTGAAGGTTACAGAGTTAATAACTTTTTAACTGACACAGACTCATACTTCTTGTTAACAGATGTGCCTAACGGATTTAAAATGTTCGTTAGATCACCGATCAAAACTGCAATGGAAGGTGACTTCGATACAGGTAACATGAGATTTAAAGCTAGAGAAAGATACTCTTTTGGATTCTCTGATCCAAGATGTGTATTTGGTAACGGAAACTTACCAACTAGTTAATAGTCTTTAAAAGTCTATATTAAAGGGCGGTGCATTTGCATCGCCCTTTTTTTTATGTTATCAGATCAAATGAATTTTATTCATCTGTCTGAGTCTGCTCTTTCCAAAAAAAGGTGTGAAGAATTAATCTGGTTTTTTGAGTCTAATATTAATAGAGCAAAGCCAGGAAAAGCTGGTGTAAACGATTTACCTAATTTAGAATTAATTATAGCGATGAATATGACTGACGCTTTAACTGAGCCAGTTCAAAATTTTATTAAAGAATATCCATTATTTGATACCAGTCTAGCTAAATGGAATTTAGATCCTTGTATACATATATGCAAATTTGAACCTGGAAAATCATATGAAAAAATACATTGTGAAAATGATGGTTCAAAAGAAAATCAAAATAGAGCTTTTGCTTGGATGATTTATTTGAATGACATCAAAAAGGGTGGTGAAACTGAATTTATTTATCAAAAATTTAAGACAACACCAAAAGCAGGTAATCTATATATTTGGCCATCAGGACCCACACACATGCACAGGGGTGTAGTAGCTCCAGATGAATTTAAATATTTCCTTACTGGATGGTTTAATTTCCAAAACAATTAGTATATAATATTTGTACCTAGATAAATTTATTTTGTAGACTGGCTAGGCAGACGGTATAGAGACTACAAGATTAACGCTATATAAAAGGAGAATAAAATGGCTACAACTACTTTTTCGGGACCAATAAAAGCGGGAACGATTAGAAATACAACTGGTACAACTTTAGGAAGCAATGTTGCCAATGTTGGTTCAGTGGTTATGACACAATCGTCAGACACTGCATTAACTCACGCAACAACGACAGCGACTGCTTTAGGAATTATCATTCCTGCAAATAGTCAAATTTTAAATATTAATATTGTAGTGGAATCGTTATTTACGAATTCAAACACAACTACGATTGCTGTTGGAAATGCTACAGGTACTCCAACAAATCTTGGAGCAGCCCACAATGTTTCAGCTACAGCAGTAGGACCACTAAAAATGTTACAAGCTTCAGCAGGAGCTTGGGATAATATTGGTACATCTGATATTGAGCTTTTTGGTATTGTTGTTGCAAACTCTGCTAGTGCAGGGAAAGCAAGAATTGTTGTTGAATATACACAAAACAATAATCTAACTGCTTTATAATAATTAACTAGTGGCTCCTTCGGGAGCCACAATATAAGGAGAATAACATGTCTTTTAAAAGTGACATACAAGCGACTAGATCTGCTGCAGCAGCAGGTACAGATGCTATTATTGCTCAACCTATTAGATTGAGAGGAATAATTATTGCTTCAAGTGGCGGTGGTGCAGGTGTTTTGGAACTTACAACAACTTCAAACTCAGGAACAACTTTGTTTCAAGCAGATGTTCCAAGTGGTGATGTAATTAATATTAATTTTCCTGAAGATGGAATTTTATTTCCTGCAGGAATTTTTTGCAAAACTAAAACTCATGTTACTGCATATACTTTGTTAACTGATAAGTATTCAGGACCTAACATGACAGGTCAAAACGGATAATTAATATTACTCGTACTTGAAATGTATAAAAAGTTAGAAGCGTTTAAAAGAGGTGGCGATGTAATGCCATCTCGAAATAAAAAAAATTTCAGACCAACAAAAAAAGGTGCTGGTATGACAGCTGCAGGGGTAGCTGCTTATAGACGTGCTAATCCAGGATCAAAACTTAAAACAGCAGTAACAGGTAAAGTTAAACCTGGGTCAAAAGACGCCAAGAGGCGTAAATCATTTTGTGCTAGAAGTGCAGGACAAATGAAAAAATTTCCCAAAGCAGCTAAAGATCCTAATTCAAGATTAAGACAAGCACGAAGAAGATGGAAATGTTAATTAATTTTCTTAAAAGATTACTTGGCTTAGAAAGTCTAGAAAAAAGAATTAGATTCTTAGAAAGAAAAAATTATTGGAGGGAAAGATATATAAAAGATGTCAAATGATTTTCAAAACTGCCCTACTCCAAAATACTGTAGATAAAATTTTATCGATCACAGATAATTTAGATAAAGATAAATATCAAGAAAAAGACTATCCAGTAGCAACAATAAATGGTTATCAAACAAAAAATATAATATCCTTGTTCCCAAAAGAACTAATTGATGAGATATTATTTTTTAATGATTTTAATAAAAAATTATTTCATCTTCATTATATAGATTATAATAAGGGTGGTTCCCAAAAGATACATAATCATGAGACCACAGAAGAACATTCGTTTATTTTATATCTAAATACATGTGACGGAGACACTTGTTTTGGTGAGCCATTAAATATAAAATTTGAACCAATAAAAGGACGGTTAGTTGTTTTTTCTTCTGATCTTTGGCATTATACTCTGAAGAATTGGAAAGATAATAAAAAAGTTTTAGTTGGAGGAATAGGTAAAAAATAATGGCTTATCTAAATGCAAACATACCTCCAATCTATTGTAAAGTAAGGAAGGAGTATCTTTATGACATGGACAAAAAATATAAAAGAGAAAGTCTTGACTGCGTTGTCTTTGGTATTAGCTCTATTTCAGGTCGGGCTATCTTATTTAACATCATGCTTCCCAACGGTGCGTGTTATTGGCGTTTGCCTATATCAGCGTTTTTTCAAAAAGAGTTCGATAGAACCGCTGTGCCGGATATGCAGACGCACGAATTGGAATTGTGGAACTGTTTCAGTTATTGGCCTAGTGTTCATTGCTTTGATTGGCTGGATGGTTTAAATGGTAAATTTTTAGGTTTAGATAAAAAATTTTATCATGGCAAATATTTATTTACAATCGATTGGGCACATCCAGACACTAACATCTTGGATACTGAACATTCTGAGATACCTCAAGAACATAAGTGTGCACATATACTGGCTCTTAATAACGGGAATTTTGCAGGTCAGCCTAATAATCGTCTTTTGTGGCACGTTAATAGCTATACTACTGATAACAGTTGGCCTGACTATAAAGTCCAAACTACTTATTGGGATGCAGAGGATAATGGTATGGTCACGGAGGATACTGACAAAATGTTTTATGATATAATACAGAAAAAAGAAAATAAAAAATAGGGGTATCTCGTTTAAAAAAATTTGGAAAAAAATCAAAAGTTGGTTTTGGCCTAACTAATAAATAGGAGGTTGTTATGGACTTTAGGTTCACAGCAATACTAATATTGTTGCTATGTTTGATGGCTGTGTTTATGAAACCCTCCAAGCCGTTGAAACTAGATCCAAAAGATATTATACTGCCTCTACCAAAACCAAAATTAAATGAGTAAGAAACCATTAAATATATCTGAAGAGGCTGCCGTGCAAATGCCAATGAAGACGGTTGCGTCTTTGATAATCATCGTCGCTCTTGGCACCATGGGCTATTTTCAAATGATAGAGAGACTCAACATAGCTGACACTAGAATACAGATAATGGAAAAAGATTTAGCAGAAAACACAGAGTTTAGAATAAAATGGCCACGGGGCCAACTTGGCTCACTTCCTGCGGACTCGGAACAATTCATGATGATCGAAGATCTTTATAAGACCACGGACAAATTAAATAAACATATTGAAAACATGGCATTAAATAAAGTTAATATAGAATTTTTAAGAGGACAAATGGATAAGGTTTTAGTTGATATAGAAAAATTAAAAGATGCAAATAGAGAAATGAAATATACAAATGGTGGTTCACAATGATAGAGTCTGTAGTAGCCTTACTTATGTTTATCAATGGAGAGATCAAAGAACACCGTATTCAAGATAATATGGCTGCATGTCTTCGAGGAAAGCGTGAAGCTGAGAGAACTTTTTCAGAATCTGTATCATACAAATGCTACAAGGGTAAGGCTGAGACAGAGATATACATGGGTGAAAAATCAATTAAAGCTTTGATATTAGATTAATGTTATTATACGAACCATTCAAGGTCGTAATAGGTCAGGTTGAACTTAAACATGACTGTGAAAAATTAAAAGAATACTCACTTAAACTCAAAGAAAAATCACCAGGACGAAAAGTAAGTAATGTAGGTGGTTGGCAATCGAAAGATTTATCAATAGATAAAAAAACAAAATCTCTTATGGATGAAATTATATCTAAAACAAATGAGTATGCAAAAATTTATCATTTTAACAAACCACTTAAACTATGGAATTTCTGGATAAACGTTAACTCTACAGGATCAAGAAATATGATGCATGTACATCCTGGATCTCCTGTTTCAGGAACATTTTATATTGAAGCTCCTGAAGGCTCAGGTGCAATATCTTTTTCAAGAGGAGAAGATTTATTACAATATCATTATGATGGTTGTTGTGATAAACCAAATGTATTGATATCAAATAAATTCTTTATAAAACCTAAACAAAATATTCTAGTTTTATTTCCTGGATATTTAAAGCACGAGGTAGAGACAAACTTTTCTAAATATGATAGAATTTCTTTATCATTTAATATGATATTTTGATATGAACTTAACACGTAATTTTACTCTTTCAGAGTTGACTAAATCAGATACTGCAATCAGGAAGGGAATTAATAATGAACCAAACGCAGATCAAGTAGATAAATTAAAAAGACTCTGCGAAAAAGTTTTAC